TAGTAACGATGTACAAGGTATGGGTTTTGATTATAATAAAAAAGGATTTTCAACAGATGCATACTTTAGATTAAAAGTTGGTAATCAAGATGTACTTGATGAATTGTCTTTGAAAAAAGATTTTAATGTTGCTCTTTCTCAACCAGGTGTTAATGAAGTTTTTTATTGGGCGTTGGCTCCTAATAAAGATGATAAAAAAGAATATGATGAGATAGAAAAAAAATTAACAGCTGTGGATGATGCAGGTAAAAAAGTAATAAAACAATCATCAAAGGAAAGAAAATCATTAGTTGGTAGGAAAAAAGAACTTTTAACAAAATATCAAGATGTTATAGGAAAAGATGGTAATCCAACTATACGTCAAGAAAAAGAAAACAAAAGTTCACAGGACTTTGTTAAAACTATAACAAAAAAACAAATTGACTTATTGGGTAATATAACTGATGATGATATAAAAAGTTTTAGTAAATTTAATGCAACAAGGTATGTTGAATCACTAATACCAAGATTACAAACATTAAATCCACCTATTTCTGTTGAAGACATACAAAACATGATAGGAAATACTAAAAATAGAGAATTAAATAAAACCACGATGTGGATTGCTAGAATACTTGATAAAGCTGGTTCAGAAGAAGCATCTACACATCTTAAAGAACGACTTGGGATAACAGCAAAATTTACCGAGGCATTTGCTAAAAATTTAGTAAAAATACCAGCTTTAAAAAAAGGTATAACTAACACTATTAGAGAAAAATTTCCATTAAATGCATTAATGAGTGGTGAGGAAACTATGGCACTTGGTGCTGTTAGTGCCGACAAAAAGGTAATGGCAAAAATTTTTGGAACGGATAATTACGATGAGGTAGAACAGAATTTGGAAATTGACGGACCTAATAAAAATGGTTTTTATCAATTAGCATATAGAGTTAAGGGTAAGAACAAAGTAGTTAATTTAGCAAATTTAAGAGCTAGACAAAGAGGACTTGGTTACTCAACAACACCTAATTTTGAAATGTTACTATCTGAAGATTTCAAAGGTGAGCTTTATCGTGCTAATGTTTCTTTAGGTAGGGAAGTTTACGATCCAGCAAAAACCGAAAAAAGTTCCATGAAAACAAAGTATGGAAAGGAATAATGAAAACACAACTATTATGTACGTTTACCAATCAAAAAAATCTTGAACAGACGAGTCATGACATAACAAAGAATTTTAATATTATTTTTGATAAGATTTATGTATTACAAAACGAGGATAAGAATAAAGAATTAATCTGTACTTATAATGTGGATCAAGACGAGAAGATTGATTTTAATTCTGTTGACAATACAATATCACTACATAGAAAGAAATTATCAAATACACTATATACGATTAATGCTTTAAATGAGTTAATCAAGACAATAAATAACGGAGTCTTGGATACAAGATATCAGGTTCCGTGGGAGTTATATAAAAACATGATACTAATCACAAATAAAGACGGATTACAACGAATACCAACAAGAATATTGAAGATTATTAATCTATAATGATCTCACCTATATATTTTTTTACAAAGAGTGGTTGTGCTTGGTCTGCCAAGATGTTACCGAGTATCAATTTAATAAACAAAACACTAAATGAAGAACAACGTATAGAAATACACAACATTGATGATGAAAAATCACAAGAAGTTTATGAAAGTACTATAAAAAGATTACGGATAGAACCAAATACACCGATGATGTATAATTCTAATCTAGGAAGTGTACTATCAGGGTATCATGATGAGATACAGATACGAAAGTTCTTAAAATCAGAGAAAGTACCTGAAGTAAAACCAATATCACCCATGCCTCAATTTTTAATTAAGAGTTCTTCAAAAAAAGACTTTGATAATTGGAAAAATAGTGTTATATTATGGTACGACAAAAATAAAAACGATCTACCACCCAATGTAGTGTCAAAGGAAAAGGTCATTGATATGGTTTACAATCAATTCATGGCTTATCGAACAAAACCCTTGACAATTGAGGAAAGATTGACTAAATTAGAAGAACAATCACACGAACCACAAAATTATCGTGAAGAGTGTGAAAGAATGAATAAAGAATTGAAGAAATTAAAATTACAAATAAAAAGATTTAAAAGATTAAAAAATAAAAAATAAATGCTTGCTTTTTACATTAAAAAGTCGTATATTAATAAATCTATATAATTATATATAGATAATAAACCTTAACAATAACATGGAGAATAATAATGGATATTGATGCTATAAAATCACGTCTTAATCAGTTACAGAATACCACCACTAATAGTTTTTGGAAACCACAACCAGGTAAAACACAAATACGTATTGCACCTTATAAACACAACAAGGCAAATCCGTTTAGTGAATTGTACTTTCATTATAGTCTAGTACAGAACAAAACCGTTCTGTCTCCTCTATCATTTGGTCGTCCTGATCCTGTTCAACAATTTGCCGATAAGTTAAAATCTAGTGGTAATAAAGATGAGTGGATTCAAGGTAAGAGAATCGAACCTAAAATGAGAACATTTGTTCCTGTCATCGTAAGAGGTGAAGAGGGTGAGGGTGTGAAGTTTTGGGGATTTGGTAAAACCGTATATCAAGAATTACTTGGTATTATTGCCGATCCTGATTATGGTGACATATCTGATTCTATGACGGGTCGTGATATTGTCGTGGAAAGACAAACACCTGCAGAAGCTGGTAATCAGTATGGTAAGACTACCATTCGTGTGAAACCAAATCAGACAGCTTTAGCAGATGATGGTGATGTACTAAAGAATCTATTGGAAAATCAACCAGATATTACCGAATTATATGCTGAACCATCTTATGATGAGTTAAAACAGCACTTAGGTAATTTCTTGAATCCAAACGATGCAACTGAAGTTCAAGAGAAAGAACCTGAAATGGTAACTACAGGTACCGAAAAATCTTCTAACGTAGAGGATGATTTCGATAAGTTGTTCAATTCGTAAAACCCGTAAGGGCACGGTGGGGTGGTTTCCTCCTTTTTCCGCCTCACCGTATAAAATTAAGGAAAGTTATGTCAAACAGAGAAGAATTAGCCGATGTAATCGCATCGGAATTAAACAAACAATTTAAATCAAATCAAGTAGCTTATTTTCTTGATGGTGTACAAAATACTCCAACAGATGTTACAGATTGGGTTTCAACAGGTTCAACAGTTTTAGATTTAGCAGTATCGAATAGACCAGATGGTGGATTAGCTGCTGGTAGGATTACTGAAATAAACGGACTAGAGGGAACTGGTAAATCACTTATCGGTGCTCACGCTCTTGCTTCCACACAGAAGAAAGGTGGTCTTGCTGTATACATAGATACCGAGTCTGCAGTTTCTGCTGAGTTCTTACAAGCAATCGGAATAGATACAGATAGTATGTTGTATGTTCACTTGGAAACCGTAGAGGATGTATTTGATACCATAGAAACAATCATTACAAAAATTCGTGAATCAAGTAAAGATAAATTAGTTACAATACTAGTCGATAGTCTTGCTGCTGCTTCCACTAAGGTGGAGATGGATGCAGATTTTGATAAGGATGGTTGGGCGACCTCAAAAGCAATTGTATTATCAAAGGCAATGAGAAAGATCACCCAAATGATTGCTCGTCAAAAAGTGTGTTTAATCTTTACCAATCAGTTACGTCAAAAAATGGGTGTAATGTTCGGTGATCCGTGGACAACAAGTGGTGGAAAGGCTTTACCTTTTCATGCTTCAACTCGTATTCGTTTAAAGAACATGGGACAGATCAAGGACACCAAGAAGAACACCATTGGTATTAAGATTAGAGCACAAGTTATTAAGAATCGTTTAGGTCCACCTATGAGATGTGCTGACTTTCAACTATACTTTGATAAGGGTATTGATGATTTCGGTAGTTGGTTAGAGGTATTGAAAACTCATAAACTTATTAAACAAGCAGGTGCATGGTATACCTTAACAGATCAAGATGGTAAAGATCATAAGTTTCTATCTAAGGACTTTGGTGCTTTGATGGCCGATGAAGATACACAAAAGTACACCTATGATCAGATTTGTGAAAAAACCATACTGAAATATGATTCTGGTAAGTTAGGAATAGATGATGTAGCAGTAACGGATGAATTTGCGGATGAGTAAATATGACAAGAGTTTATTGAAAGAAAAATTCAAAGATGTTAAAGAAGAAATTTCCAAAGAACCAAAAACAAGACAACCAAATGATCACGTTTTAATAGTCGATGGTTTAAATACATTCATCAGAGCATTTGCAGTTAATCCAGCTTTAAATGAAGATGGAGCACACGTTGGTGGAATAGTTGGTTTTTTAAAGTCTATTAGATTTACAATAAATAAATTCAAACCCACTAGATGTGTTATTACATTTGATGGTAAACATGGTTCTAAACCACGTCAGAAAATATACTCACAATACAAGGCTGGAAGAAAACAAAGAAGTAGGTTAAATCGTAATGTGGATTGGGCAACTAATCCACAAGACGAGAGGGAGTCTATGAAGTTACAACTAGGTAGATTGATTGAGTATTTAGAACATCTACCTTTAACTTTATTAGCTATGGATAACCTAGAAGCTGATGATGTTATGGCTTATGTGAGTAATGTATCCTTGAAAGATTCTAAGGTTACAATCATGTCAACCGATAAAGATTTTTACCAATTAGTTTCAGATAGAGTTCAATTGTATTCACCAACTAAAAAAATCACATATAATAGGGAATTAGTGAAAAAAGAGTTTGGAATTTACCCACAAAATGTGTTAACTTGTAGGGTGATAGATGGTGATAAATCAGATGGAATACCTGGTATAAGAGGTATCGGAATAAAAACATTAATTAAAGAATTTCCAAACTTAACAGAAGATAGGAAGTTTGATATAAAGATGTTATTGGACTCTGCGAAATCTAAGACAACTAAGGTATCAAACTTAATAAATAATAACGAGTATGTGGTAAAGAGAAATTACTTATTAATGCAATTATCTAATCCTGATATATCAAATCACGTTAAATTAAAGATAACAGATTCAATTCGTTCAGTTACACCACAATTGGTTAAGTATAAGTTTCAAAAGTTATTTGTACAAGATAAATTATGGGGACAAATACCAAACTTTGATAATTGGGTAACTGAGTTTATGATATTAGATAGGTATTGGAGAAAATGAATAAAACAAAAACTATATCAGAGTACGGATACTCATTTCAAATCAAGTTTCTTGTTTGTTTGATTACGGATAAATTATTCTTAGAACAAATAATTGATATACTTGATGAAAAATACACGACCAATGAAGCAGTACATTGGATAATAAAACAGATACGAGAATACTATAACGAGTACAAGAATGTAATCACCATGAATGTATTTAAGATAAAGATACAAGAGATTGATTCAGACTTATTACAGGTAAACGTTAAGGATGTATTAAAAGAGGTATTCAAAAACATGGAAGCAAATGACTTGGACTACATCAAGGATAAGTCATTAGATTTTCATAAATCACAAGTACTGAAAGATGCAATAGTAAGATCAGTAGATATCTTGGAACGAGATGGTGATAGTGATGA